GTGGAAATCCACCCACTAAACGAGAAAGGTTGTTTAGGCCTTCCCGCCCTGATCTTACGACCAGGGCACCCAATCCGACTTATAGGTTAGGACGCCATCTCGGGGAATAACACCCCCTTGCGTAATCCCAGTGCCATAAGTGGCGCAAGCTAGTACTATCTCGGGCTTAAAATTGTCGAAGTGGACAACTCGTCTTCTTCCGACAACGTAGGCTCTGATGTACCTGATACTGCACTCGTTTTTGGTGAGCCATCTTTTCTCATCATCGTGGATAACGATGTCTCCGAGACCCGAAGGGCCTCGTAGTATGCGAACCCTAGTAGGGATAGCATCGAGAATAGAAAGCCAAGCGCGAACCCGTAGAGTAACGCCCGCGAGGGCGAGTCTTTGCGTAAGCGCTCTAACACCATTTGCGAATGCAATAAGTCCTTGTGGTCCATTAGGCAATTCCTTCAAGTAATAAGGCCGAACCGGTTTCCCGGAAAAGAAATCGGCCCCACAACTCTCACGGAAAGGTTCATCACCGAAATAGGATTTCTCCGCATTCAGATCGAAGCCCAGAGACTCAAGAACCGACTTCAGAGGACGAGCAGCATCGGTTTTAACGATGATGTCGTCGCCGAACACAAAGACATCGCGACCCAACTCACCTGCGTATCCGGCCTTCCGGCTGACCGCGCAGGCAATTGCCGCGAACAATAATGTCTCAAGTTCGAACGTGAAGCCGTTACCCATACTGGAAAACTTCTCCAGTACGACCCATTTACCGTCGATCAACGTTTTTTTAGAACGCAGGTCGTCGAGCTGGCTAAACCAGCTGGGTGGCATAAGAATCCTGACAAGGGTCTTACACACGGTATCGCTTGCGTTAGAGAGATCGAGAGTAGCAAACTCCCGCGACACAGAGGAAGCTTCAGCAACCTGCTGATGAACTTCTTGTGCCGTGTTCAAGTCCCAACCAGCACGGTTTCTCAATCGTGCTCTCAAGCATCGCCCGAGGGCGAGTTGATAAAAGACGTTTAGCGACGGCTCGGAAGCTATCGCACGATCAGTCTTAGAGGTTTTCGGAACCGTTGTGAAACGATTTCCAGGGACGTATGTGATCTCTCCGTGACGTTGCGCATGAAATGCGCCCCATTGTGTTCCTAACCACTGTGGTAGGAACCAAACGGCGTCACGTGTCATAACAGGGTCGGCAGTCATTTTATCGGGTACAGTGGTTCTCCCGCCTCGATCGGAAAACGTCGCTCCGGGCCCGAACCGCCCGACCAGAAGGTCAGGTGGTTCGTGCCCGATCCATTGAACGATTATTCTTTTCACGTCTGATAGGAAATCAGACACGAGCTCCTCCCTGTCGGCTGAGAAAAGCCGGTTTTCAGGTAAATAAGGAGCAAGTCGTTCGTTAGATCGGAAGCACTTACGTTCGGCAGCCCACCAAGTTTCCTTGGCACGTCCGGCGCGGTCATGACTCGTGGGAAGCTCTTTAAGCTTCTTGAGAAATCCGACCGCAGCGGAATCAGCTGCGAACTTTTCGGCTTCGTGATAGTCGCGTGGATTCAGATGGAATTCTGAAATACCATCCCAATCACCATGTCGTAGCCTTATGAGCATCGACAAAGCAATAGGGGTTCCGAGGTCCTCTAATAGAAGAGAGACCGTGCGCACCAGTTCATCTGGTAGAGCAACAGCTTGCATGACATTCTCCATTTAACCAATGAGAGAGATAACCCACAAAATTGCCGCGCCGATTAAGGCAAGGCAGTCGAGTAGCGTATCCACTTACGTGGGCGCGTAGCCGGCTTTCGCAGCGTCCTTCACCAACGTAGCAGCCAACAGGTTCAAAGCCTGTGCAACCGCTTCATTGATGTTAGTCGAAGGAATAGCCTGTGGGACCGTCATGAGACCGTCGATCACCACGCGATCTTTCGCGCTGAAGATAGTCGTGGTGGAGTCCTGAACCGCGTAAGGCATGACCAAGTTGAACTTGACCTGCCTGGCAGTTTTAGGACCATTCCACGTCGTCCACAGCTTGAAGATGTTGCGGAGACCAATCGGCAATCCGGCCGTTGCACCAGTATCCTGGCGCCACACCGAAGGGGAACCGTCACCCCCAGAACCGGCCAGAGCATCATAAGTGATGTTGGTCGTTTCGTCCGCCTTTTTGACGACGATTGCAGCCATTGTTGGCATTTTGTGCTTTCTGCCGGAAACCGGCAAGTTGGCATGATTTAACGACGAAGTTGCAGAGTCAGAAGGGAAGCGGCAGTTAAGCCGCGCTTCCAGCCCCACGCCTTCAAGGGTCGGATCTTTAACACGGGTGTCTGAATACCCATGTTTCTCTCCATCCGCATCGCATTACCAGTAGTTTCCTTGAAACTAGGTGCGCTCCAAAAGGGCGAGTAGCCCCGAAGAACGCACCGCTGGCGATTTGATTTGGTGGTAAACCCAGATCCGAGGGTTAGTCCGAGGAAATCAGTTCCTGACGAAAGGAACTGCTCCACGTTCACGAACCAATCAACAACGAAGCTGAAAGGTACGAGCTCCCAAAGGAGCACAGCAGGGTTGACCAAGCCCAGCTGCGAAGCGAGAGCCAAATTCGGATTTGACACCGAAACTCTCACTCCCATTTTCAGTCTCATATCGCCCTGATACCAATAACGATATCCAGGCAACGCGTCATTTCCCCAACTCGCCGATTGATCTAAGCTCGTGAGTCCCCGAAGGGACGCCGTAGCTGTGATAAACTGAGGCTTGACGGGGCTTTGCAGTACATCAATGGTGTCGTACACATCCTTTACAAGAGGTGACCACCCGAAGTGAAATTCCAACCAGTTGCTCGCAAACGTCTTGTGACGCGATACCCCTTGCGGGGCACCGCCTGACAATAGCGTGCGAGCAGCACTTTGGAATTCAAAACGCCTGATTTGGCGCGCTGCAGTCCCTAAGGACAACAGACGACGCGTCATCATCGAAATGGCTTGATTGTACTCCGCGAGACTGACGCCGAGAGAGGCATTTGAACCGATCTTATCCTTCAGTCTGTCGTAGGCCTTGTTACCAAGGTCATCCCACAGACTAGGGGTCCAGAAAGTGTTCGAAAATGCTTGCACGGCGCCCAGTTGCAGGCCAAGACCACCAGGGGTGGCATAGCGTATGTCACGCCAATAATCCAAGTTGCGATCCACCGGGAGCGTCTGCTTATAACCGATCTTGCGATCGTAATAAGTTTCAGCTCCCGTAGGACCGAATTGGGTTGTTGTAACAAACGGGCCTGTAACGGGTGTGACCATAATCATCTCCGATGGTTATGGCAGCGGTTGGTTAGACGCTGCATTCACTGCTCAGATAGCAGCATACTGACAAAAGTCAGTCCTAAGTTCATAACTCTTAGGCCGCCTTGTCAAGGCGAGGTAAGTATGGAAGATGGGGTGCTACCCCATCCGATCCAGTCGATCTCTCCACAATTGCGGAAACCTGATTCGCTGCCGTTGCGAATCAAATAACCGTACTCTTGTGACCGACGCGCAGCTAATGCGCCGGGGGTGTGAGCTGGTATGCCCACACGAAAGAGAACGACGAGCTCTACCATACCAGGTAGAGAGAAGGAACCCCGCGAGG